AACATCGACTTCACCTTCACCCGCTCCACCAACTTTATCAGCAACGGCACAACCGTGATGAACATCAACTCCAGCGGCGATCTATGGATTAAAGGCAACTTAAAAGGTGGAAACATTCAGGGAAACTACACTGTCGGTACGACAGGAAACAGGATGGAGATATATGTTGATGAAGTACATAAAGGATATATAACTACATCTGGCTTAAGAGGATATGATTCTAACGGAAACGTATTATTGGATTTACGTGTACTTGGAACCTCGGTGTCGGATAATTCTGGTTATTTATATTTGTATTCTTCAGATGGAAGGCATTCAATATTAGATATAAGGTCTGTAAGTTTTACTCCTTCAAACGGCGGTGGATCATTGACCTTTGGGTACGATAGTAACGGAAAAGTATATATCTATGCTCCAATATCATCTTGGCCCTCGTTGAGTGGTTCAACATTGGTTGGTCAGGTTTATCTTGATAACGGTTATTTAAGAGTCAGAACATCATGAAGATAAAAGTCGCATATAATAAGTATATTCCCCTGAAAGGGTTCGTGGCTCTCACGCTGTGGCCGTGGATCATCGTGAGGGATAGTGAGCGAAAGAAATTCACGCCAAAGGTGGAGCGTCACGAAGGAACCCACGCACGCCAGCAGATTGAGTGTCTGTTTGTGGTGTTTCTCATCATATACTGTCTGGAGTGGGTGATCAAGCTACCGTTCTGCAAGTTCAACAGCAACCGCGCCTATATGAGTATCAGTTTTGAGCAGGAGGCTTACGACCACCAGGATGAGTTCGGTTACAACGAAGTGCGCAGGCATTACGCCTGGCTCAGATATTTATTCACATTATATTAAAAATTAAAGGAACTATGGAACAGAAAGAAGAAACAAATTTTTTCGACTTCACGCAAGTCGAGATGGAAGTGAGTTTTGACGAGAAGATGAGGGTGGACATCTCTAAGACACTGGGAAACGTGATCCACCAGAACACTGGCGACCTGGGGCTTGATGAGATAGCCCGCACCATCTATAAGGATGGAAAGGCCGACATCCCCGTCGTCTATATCCCTGCAATCGTAAGCATCCTGAAGATGCCCCAGTCGCTCATGGCAGCAGGAGGCAAGCGTGCATTGATAGAAATGTTTAATCAATAAAATAAGAAAGTTATGGCTAAAATCGATTTTACAAAGGTGCCCGTGAAGAACGTGAAAGGGCAGACAGAAGAGAAGAACTATCGTAACTACATCGCCGAACAGCTCTACAACCAGAGCCACGAAGAGGAAGGTGTTTTGTTGGCTCAGAAGATTGCACAATCAGAAGGCGAGATAGAACTGAGCGAGGATGAGTGCAACATCATCAAGACCCTGCTCGCGCCGTACCCGTACTATATGCGCACGGCGTTTGAGGAACTAATGAAATAAAGGTTTTCATCATAGTAATAATTGATTTGTTTTAGTTATGGTTTATTTTCGGGGAGCAGTGGCTCCCCCTTTTTTTTCTTATGTTATTATTATCTAAAACAAAGTAAACCCACGACCATATTTCGGGCGAATTGGTAGATAAAATATAGTTTCGAAATATGGCAGAAATGAACATTTTCCAGCGAGGCGACAAGGCGAAGTTCATCATCACCTCGCAAAACGTGAACCTCAATATGGAGACGTGCGATTTCTATGTTGAGCTCATCTATGGTATGCGTGCCGACAAGTTCACCATCAATAAGGCCGACATGATCTACGGTACCGATGGTGAGTACGTGCTTATCTTCGACACGTCGAAGATGATTGGCAAGATCAAGGCCCGCTTCGTGTGGTATTGCATCGATACCGACGTTGACCCCGACAACCGCCGTCAGGATGTGGATGAGCAGTATATCGGATTCGTGGTTGACACCCCGTGTCCGCAGCTCTTCACCTGTCCGAAATGCTCAAGTGTGGGGCACGATGTACGCTACGAATTGACCGATAAGCCCGATATCGCGGCCAAGTATCTGCGTCTGTGCGTCACCGAGACGGTCACCCCGGAGCATGGCGAACCATACCCCATCTACCGTCCGCTCGTCACCCGCAACGACGAATACATCTACGTGCTTCGTGAGAGTGCCGACGCACTGGCAGAGGCTCTGAATAATGCGAATAGTAATAACTAAAAAATATCAAGATTATGGCAGATTACAGATTGACCCAATCAGGCGACGAGGTACAGAACATCCTCGACAACGCCACCCCCGTATCTTCACTTCAGGAAGAGACCGCACGCGCTCAGCAGGCTGAGCAGCAGTTGCAACAGAACATCAACACTGAGCAGAGTGCCCGCCAGCAGGCCGACGGAACTTTGCAACAGCACATCACCGAACTGGCTGACCAGATCGCGCAGACACTCAACAACTACTATATGAAGAGTGAGACGATGAGCGCACAAGAGATTCAGACGCTCGTGAGTGAGACCATCGCAGCCTACTACACCAAGTTGCAGGTGGACGCGCTGATCCACGACTTCATCACGGCAAGCGTTGACAATCTCGTGAACTACTACTTGAAGAGCGAGACCTTCACCAAGGACGAGGTGAACCAGCTCATCGCTGCCGTGAAGCAGTTCCGCTATCAGAGTGTACCCACCCTGCCGACGGCATCTGCCGACACGATGGGAATCATCTACCTGGTACCGTCGACCAATCCCAAGACCAAGAACACCAAGGACGAGTTCATCACCACGTCGTCGACCAACGAGCAGGGTGTGACCGTCTATGACTGGGAACAGATAGGCACAACCACGGTAGACCTGTCGGGCTATTCGACTACCGAGCAGATGAACGCTGCCATCGCCAGTGCCATCAGCACGGCACTCGCCTCCTACTATACCAAGAGCGAGACCATGAGCACGGCACAGGTCAATGCCGCTATCGAGCAGGCCGTCAACACGGCTCTTGCCAACTTCTACACCAAGGCGCAGACTGACGCAGCCATCAGCACGGCTCTGAATACGGCACTCGCGTCGTACTATACCAAGGCTGAGACCAACGGGCTGCTGGACACCATCCGACAGAGCATCACAGCCGAAACTGGTGCCCGCACCGAGGCCGATGCAGCCCTGCGCCAGCTGATCAACCAGGTAAGTGCCTCGCTGGTGAACTACTACCTGAAGACAGAGACCTATTCAAAGTCTGAGGTGCAGCAGCTCATCGATGCCGTGAAGCAGTTCCAGTATCTGGTGGTTCCGACACTGCCACCCACACCGGGCCCCGACACGATGGGCATCATCTACCTGGTACCAAGCACCAACCCCAAGACGCAAAACGTAAAAGACGAGTATATCACCATCCTCGACGGCTCTACCTACAAATGGGAGCATATCGGTGACACGAACATCGACCTCTCTGGCTATTCAACCACTGCCGAGATGAATGCCGCCATTGCCAGCGCACTGACGGCCTACTACACCAAGGAGCAGGTGGACGGGATGGTGGCCACTATCAACGCTGCCCTGACCGCCGAGGTTTCACGCGCTCAGCAGGCGGAGCAGGCCAACGCGGATGCCATCGCCGCGCTCCAGGACATCGTTGCTGACATCGAGACCATTGCCGAGGGATATGTGCGTGTGGCTGGCTCGTCTTCTCCGGCACTCTCTTACAAGTCGTACAAGTACCATGAGCAGGGCGGCTTCGGGCGCGAGTCAGTGTTCTCGCTGTTCTATCCTTGCTTGGTGGGCACACCGCTGACGGGCAGTGGCACAGAGGGCAAGGTGCTGCATGTGCTTCAGAAGTTCGGTGCTCGTACTATCGACGGTACTCCTAAGTGGCTTGACATCTACGGCACGCCTCATGCCATCGACGGCTCGGAGGGTGACGTGCTGATCGTGAACATCGAGCCGTTCTACAGTATCAACGGAAAGCACACCATCGAGGGCACGGAGTATGATGTGTTCCTCATGTCACGCACACCGTTCACCTGGCAGGGCATCGAGGCAGAGCACATGGAAAAGTTCGGATGGGCTCCTGACTACTGCGTGAGCCATACGGACACCGACAATGTGGTGCGTATGCACTCTGTCTATAATCCTGCATGGAATGGCTCATACGATGCGCCCGTTGGCGTGGCCGGCAAGTACGTCTATACCACCGACCCAGAGACGGGCGACATCGTGGAGACCTACGATGCCAACGAGACGCTGCTGGGCGGCGCAGGTGGCTTGCACTCTACCGACATCGACCTGCCTACGGGTGAGCAGAGAGCCATGAACATGAACGCCGACCCGACGAAGACCGTGCCCTGGATGAACCAGACGGCAGAGGGTTGCAACCGCCTGATTTCGCTGATACTGGCAGAGGGTGGAACATTCGACGCACACAATGCCAACCTCATGGGTAGCGGCTTCTCTTCCAACGACCCAGCGACCGCCGCAGGCGACTGGGAGCAGGCAGGCAGTGGTGCAAAGAACGGTCTGCGCGTGATGGATAAGAACGGCGCATGGAAGTATTACGGATTGAACGGCAACGTCCGCTTCCTGACGGTTGCAACAACGGGTACGGTGAATGCCGCTAACGTCATCAACTCATGGCGCAATCCGTGGCACATTCTGGAAGCTAATCGCGCGATGTCGTATGCCATTGAGAACGACGTGCATGAGTTGGAGTGGTTTGTCTTTGAGGGCAACAAGTACAAGTTCCGCAGCGTGCAAGGCTTCAACGGTCCGAGTCACGGCGAGATGACCTGTGTCGTCTGGAAGTTGATGGCAACACAGGCTGGTACCAATGCTATCGACCCGACGGACAACGCAACGAGCATCGCCGGAAACCGCGTGGAGATACTCGTCAGCACGGCACTCGTTCACGGAATGACCACGCAGGTATCACCTTCATGGTGGACATCAGGACTGCTGTTCACAGAAGATGAGAACGGACAGTATGAGTGCTTCATCGAGCGCGACCAGGCAGAACTGGTGAAGAGCATTGCCGCTGACAACTACGACCCCGCAACGCCACGAGACTTTGAGACCATCTACGATCATGTGCTCACCGTGCAGAAGGGTGAAGGCTACGCCAAGAACTATCTCAACGGTGCATTGATGCTGCCAGACAGCAATGCCAACAAGACCGGCGCAGGCTTGCATACCTATGTGGGCAAGTATAACTGGTTCACTGGTGGTAATGCAAATACTGGGAAAAAGTCGGACCGTGGCTTCCGGCGCGGCTCCGGCGCTAACGCCTCGAGCCTGTCCCCGTTGTCGCTGTTCGCGTACTATTCGCCTGCGTCCTCGTCCTCGAGCATCGGCTTCGGCACCTGTTGTCGCATAGCGGAATAGAAAACGTAAACCCGCCCGAACGAAGTGAGGGCCGCTGAGCGAAAGCGAAGCCGTAAACTGCGCGGCTTGGCGCGCCCGCCGAGCGATAGCGAAGGCACCCATACCGCCATAAGGCGGTCGGCTCGAAAATTCAAAAATAGAGGTCATCTCCAGCGATGGGGATGGCTTCGTTTTTTTCTGGGTAAACCCCAGACGGCATTTCGCCCAAATAGTGTGGAGATGTGGTGCGACATCGTTGAAACAGAAATCCATGCCACCGACCAAATTGCACAAGGGAATCGGAGTACCCGTCAGGTGGTGAGGTTGAAATAAGGCGGCTGCACTGTACGGTCGGTCCGTGGCTTCCGGCGCGGCAACAACGCTAACAACACGAACCTGTCCCCGTTGACGATGAACGCGAACAATTCGCCTGCGAACACGAACTCGAACATCGGCTTCGGCAACTGAAACGCAGTAACGAAATACATAAGCCCTCGATTGCTTAGACCTGAGCATGAATAGGCAGGTGCAGAGCCTCGCTGACGCTGGAGAGCGAAACAACGCAGGAAAAGGTGCTAAGACCACCAGCCGACCGCGCAAGAATGAGCGAAGGAGAGGGTAGGCTGCAAGGCGTTCGGAAACCTTGCTATCGGCGCAACAGGTCAAAACAAAATAAATTATGACATCCACATGGAACAACATCACCACTGGCCTTCACGCTGCCGTATATGACAGCTACACGGCCAAGAGCTCACGCCAACGCGCCAAGCGTGAGGTGGTGGAGGTCATGGCAGATGTGGACGGATTCTGCCAGCGCAAGCGGCATGAACTGGAGGGTGACACCTACCGCATAGGCGACTATCGTCACTTCCGCCTAAAAGACAAGAAGAAGGAGCGCGACATTAGCGTACTGCCCTATGAAGACCGATGTGTGCAGAACGCCATCAAGGATGCCATAGAGCCGCTGCTGCTCCGACAGATAAACGACGACATGATGGGCGGACTGCCTGGTTGCGGGGTACTGGCAAGCGACAAGCGGCACCAGGTGGTGGCACGAGTGCGGGTGCTCATGAACGACCGCTCGCTGAAGTATTGCTTGCAAGGCGACATCAAAAAGTTCTACGACCATGTGGATAATGTCATCAGTATGCAGCTCATTGAGCGGCAGGTAAAAGACAAGCGCACAAGGGCTGTCATACGTCAGCACCTCTTCAACCAGAAGCGGCTCGCCATCGGTGATCCATTCAGCCACCTTATCGCCAATCTCAATATGTCGGTCATCATTCGCAAGGCAAAGGAGCTGTACGGCGATAGCATCAAGGTAGTCAATTTTGCCGACGACTTCATCGCCTTCAGCAAGGACAAAGAGACGCTGAATGCCCTGCGACGCGATATGCAGCAATGGGCAAAGACGATGCGGTTACACTACAAGCCGATGTATGTGCGTCCCGTTGACGGTCAGGACATCATCTTCTGCGGCTACAAGTTCGGGCGTGGCTACGTTCACCTGACCCAGCACACGAAGAAACGCTACGTCAAGGCCCGCCACAAGAAGCGCAGTATAGGCTCCTATCAAGGCATCATCGGAGTGGCAGACACGAAGCATCTGAAACTAAAAATTCAAATAAACGACAATAAAGGAACTATGAGCGAGAAAATCAGACGACCATTTGCAGGGCGACCCATGAAAATGGAAACAATGGAAGGTATCAACCATACCATTGTGGACTTCCAGAAACGCAGCAGCAACCAAAAGGACTGCGAGAGTTACTACCACATTCAGGCACTTGCCGACGGGCTGGGATTGATAGTGTATAGCACCGGCGCACAGAAGATATGCAAGTACCTGGACACCAAGAGCCGCACGGACATCCCACTGCGCGACATGAAGATAGTGCATGACTGGAGCGGCTTCTACTATGACGGCACCGTATATACCGATGCCGAGGAAGAAGAAATGATTCGCAAACAATTTAACATACCCAAATCAGCATGAGACAAGAAAGATTCAATGAGCCTCACAAGCAAGGCTTGGAGCGGCTCACAGGCGACAACACAGGACTGGTGTACTGCAACGAGCGCACCGAAGTAGTGACCGACGAAGAGGGCAACGAGAAGACTGAGTACGTTTACGACGTGTATGAGGTCACAGATGCCCGCGACCCTCACAAGGTGAAGAATGAGGTCATCGAAAGTGAGCACCCATTCGGCGACGAGACGAAGATACTGCGCAAGACCTTGGCTAAGATACTGAAAGAAAGCGGCAAATACGACAGTCCAGAGTTTGCCGAGTTCAAGCAGTACAACGAATTTGCAGAAAGTGTCTAACAAGAAATCCCGAGCCATAGAGGTTCGGGATTTTTTTTTATTAATGGTAAACCTACAACCGCTTTTTGTCGGAAAGGTAGAAGACAAAAAGAGAAATAGATATGAACGAACAAAATGACACTGGCTTGAAGTGGCTGAGCCTTGATGCCATCCACGCGCACTGCCGCATCGACTTCAACTGCGAGGACGCAGAACTGGAGCAGATGGGCATTGCAGCCGAGCAAGCCATCCTCGACCTGACGCGGCGCACGTATGAGAACTTCATCGATACCTATGGCCGCATACCAGACCCCATCTTCAACGCCTCGCTGTTGCTGGTGCAGAACCTCTACAACAACCGCGACGCTGCCGACACGCAGAAGAAAGAGGCCGCGCTCTACGGCTTCGACCTGTTGCTGAAGAACTATATGGTGCTGACAGGTGGCACACCGCTCGAAGTGGAGCGCGACGGGCTGATTGATAAGTTGACCGTTGTGCAGACGGAGTTTGATTTCGACTTTGGCGAGATCACCGACCCGACGGACGAACTCATCGAAGCCTACGACATCCAGCGCAGGAACATGGCAGCACTCTATAACCGCTATGCCTTCATCCAGCAGCCCACGACCTACATCTGTCAGAAGTTCCGCGAGGCCATCGCCAAAGCAAAGGAGGACTGCGACGAGATTATCAACCGACAAAACGAATAGGCTATGGGATATAGTGCAGGATTTCTTCATGAGATGATTCAGGTGTTGAACCGCAAGGAAGCAGTGGCTGGCAAGTTCGGTCTCGACAGCGCAGGCATCGAGTGGGAGGAAGGCCCGTGTCTTCATGCGAACGTGGACTATCAGCGCGGCAAGTCGGCCATGAATGTCGGAAGCCTCGATGCCTATGCGGTGAAGATCGTCCGCATGAGGTGGACGAACGTGTTCAACGAGCGCAGCCGAGTGAAGTACCTTGATAAAATCTATCAGATCATCCCCGATACATGGAACGCGAACCGACGCGAGAACACGCTGCAATTCCTGATGCAGTTAGTAGTAAACGATAAATAAACCCAGAAGATATGAAACAAACCATCGCAATCATTCATTTCAACACCCCGGAACTGACGGAGGCTTGCATCCTGTCAATCAGGAAGCAGGGCTGCGACTGGCCCGTGGTTGTGTTCGACAACAGCCGCGAAGTGACGTGGCCCGCTGGCGAGGGGATGAAGGAGCGCACCATCGAGGCGCACCCGTTCACCCGACGGATGAAGGGCGTGAAGGTCATCGACAACACCAAAGGCCAGGTGATAGACTTCGAGAGCACGCTGGCGGCATTCCCGAACCGTTTGCAGGCTCATGCAGCGGTCAACGGCTGGGGCTCTGATTGTCACATGATGACCGTTGACAAGCTCTTCGACATGCTGCCCGACGGCTTCATCCTTGTGGAGAGCGACGTGCTGATCAAGGCCGACATCCGTCAGATGTGGCGCGAGGAGTATTCCTTCTGTGCCTATGTGCAGCGTCAGCAGCGGGGCAACCATTTCGGCATGGGCAGGATTCTGCCGATGCTGTGTTACCTGAATGTCCCGAAGTTCAAGGCAGAAGGCGTGAGGTATTTCGACCCCGACAGGTCGTGGATGCTGCATCCCGACGAGAACGACAAACGGAACTGGTACGACACAGGCGCATCACTCTTGGAAGACGTGCTGGCACATCGCCCACGACTGAAGGGCTTGCATGTGGATATTCGCCCAATGGTGGAGCATCTGGGCGGGGCATCGTACAAGACGCTGAAAGGTCAGGCCGAGTGGTTGACGCAGCATCGCGCACTCTGGGAGACGGAAACGCCATCAAAAACGATTGGTAAACCCAAAACCGCAAAACGCACGACTAATAAAGGCAAATAAGTATGGACAATATTTTTGCAAATCTTTTCCGCTATCAGAGGCGCGAAGCACCAGCCCCGACAAGCGTGCCATCATCAACCACTGATGAAGGGCAGCATGTGAAGGGTGGTTCGTTCGAATCTCGCATCGTATATGCTCGAAGCCCGGAGGTGGCTCTGACGGTCTCAGCCGTTTATCGTGCGACGGAACTGCGTGCCAAGACCATCGGCCAGATGCCGATCCAGTACCGCCGAAAAGATACTGAAAAGGGAAACTTCACACCGTGGATGCAGGGCCTTGGCAAGCGCATGAACTATCTGCTCCAGGAAGAGCCGAACCCAATCATGTCGGCATCATCATTGTGGGAGAATGTGACCATCCAGCGCATGCAGCGCGGCAATGGCTTTG